GAACCGTCTTTAGCTTCCATATCATCCCAACCTATCAATACTTCTTTTGTTACATCTACCTCATCTATTTGCTTATCTTCTACCATTTTTATCATTTCTCTAAATCTTGATTGTGAAATATTTTTGAAATGTGCAGTAAATATTTCTTTGTGAACTGAACCATCTTTATTTACATTAACTTCTACTTTCCATTTATAAAATGGACTTTGGTCAATAACAAAAGGCATAATGATACTACGTTTACATAGTAAGAGTAGACCCTTTTAGATATGTATGCAACTTTAGGTATAAACTAAACTAAATTCATTATTTGCTGATGCTGTAGGTACCGCCCTAAATGGTAATGAAAGCATTACAATACCATCTGATTCTTCGTATGATGGGCTGCCTAAATCTGATTGTGGACAAGAAACAGTAATTTTATTACCTGCAGTTGTGCCATGTAGCCATGTATTAGTGCCAGTAGAAGACCCTGTAGCGTCTGTAAAGAAGTTATGGCTAGATAGTGCGACTGATTCAACTACAAGGTTTCCTGATGGTCTGCGGTCTGTAATTAAAACCTCTTTTGTACCTCCTACTAATTCTCTATATACAGTTTCATTATTAAAATCTAAACTCCAGGATTGCAATGCTGCAGCAAAACCAAAGATTGCAAAACTAGATGTACTGCCATTTTTAAAAATTAACGGTGATGCTTGATTACTTGTAGTTACTGTTGGCACTGATTGATCTGCAGGTGTTGTAAATAATCCCTGCATAGAAAAAGATATTGTAGGTATTTCATTTACTGCACAATTCATAGAAAATGTACCCCTGCATCCTTTTACCACATGCCTAATTCCATCAATATTCACATGTAAAGTAACACTGTCCGTAGGAGTGCCATCGGGTGCATAAGTAACTGTATTACCGCCTGTAATTGTTTCAGTAAGTCCACAGGCTTTTAAAATACTGCCGTACTTAGGAGCAGTACCAGCAGTGCCACTTCCTGACATTTCGACATCAAAACTTACATTTACTCTTTGATTAGCAAGTAATACTTCATAGTTTCCTAAATATGGTCTAATGAGATCTCTTTCTACCTCATCAGCAACAATAGGTTCTATAGTTAGATCTCTTACCTGTACATAATTTGCTGAACCTGTAGGAGTAGGATCAGTTCCATAACTAGATTCAGCTTTTGCAAGAATAGATCTTCTTCTAAAAAGTTTTGCCATTACATCAAAGGAATTAAATACTATGTACTCATATTAATGCCTTTCTACTACTTAAGCCTAATTATTGCGTTAAATCGTCTACTTCTGTTCTATATCTAACTATATAATCTGCACTAATTACACCTCCAGGCTGATCCGCATCTATTAACTCTATAGAAGTATCACTAGGTTGTACATCAATAGCCAGACCATTTAATGTTAAATCTGACATTATTTTTGCATGCATAGATTCAATAGTAGGATCTGCAACTTGATCTGGAATATCACCTCTTACTATTACACTTACACGTACTGTTAAAGAATGGTCAAGAGTAGGCAAAGCTGTATTCTGTTCTACTGAATCAGCTTGAAACTCTACTACTAATGCAGGTGTTTCTCCTCTTGTTAAAGGTACTACTCTACTTCTATAAATCCTTGTACCTACTCCAGTTGTATTAGCAAGTTGTGTAACAATTCTTGCAAGAATGTTTTCTCTTTTTGTTGTCATGTTTTCTGTATTGAGAGTTCACAAAAAGTACCATCATTTAATTTCCTAACCTCTCGAACTGTATATGCAACAGAATCAACTGTTATAGATGCACCTGCTATCAAACTTCCAAAATCAGATGTTTTTGCTCTTAAAACATAATCAGTAGACATTATAAAATCACCTGCTAAAACTTGATCTGGCTGATTTAAAACACCTTTTCCTGTTGTTCC